TTGAAATCCCAGCCGGACGGGTCAATTCGTTCCCCGTAGCGGTCAAGGTCATACGTTGTGAGTGTCCAGGGGAACCCCTTTACCCCTTCCGTCTCTGCGGTAAGTTGAAATGGAACATTCGCTATCAGTTCCACATCACCCGCTATTTTTTGAATACCCGCCGACTTTTTTGACACCCCCAAAAAATCCAGCAGTTTCAAAGTGTCGCCTGTTTGAAAATCCCCGTTCTTTGTTCTGACAATCATTGTTTCCCCCTGTTAATAGTTTTTTTAGGTAAAGGTTTCAAAGTAAAATCTCTATGACAAAAAATAAGTTCTTCCTCGGTAATTATGTTCAGCCTCAATGCCGCCCTAAATAATTCTTCACCCTTACGGACATTCAAACAGCGGTATATTTCTTCTCGGTAGGTATCAATCGTCCGTTCAGAAAGGTATAAAATATCCGCAATCTCATTCTTGAGAAATCCGTTGCATATACAGCGGATTACTTCTATATGTTTTTGCGGTAATTCCCGTGCCGGAAAAGGTAAAGTCTTTCGTATCTTAATACGCTCTTTAACATTTTTTGAAATATACTCTTTACCGTCAAGAATTCTTTCAAGCCCCACATTAAAATGTTCAATACTTTCAAACATATTAAAATATGAATTAACGCCGTTCAGAATAAAGTACATTCCTAAATCAACCGGATATTCGTCAAAGCACAACGCCGCCATATTAAGCCCCGGAAAATTCTTTCTCATTAGACCCATCATGTAAGGTGTAGAGCATTGATAAAACCGAGCCCCCATAATCAATAAATCAGGTTTCATATCGGCAATAATGGTATTAAGTCCGTCTTTTTCTACCGCAGTTACATGAACATTTTTAACCCCCTTGCTTTCAAGACGTTCTTTGAAATAGTTATGATTGTTTACCGCACGGCTGACCACCAGCGTACCCCTTATCATAATTATTCCCCTTTCGTCCCTTTACTATTGGAATGAGAGGAAGGAATAAGGTTTTGCGGTCGATACCACAAATCGCCCCACGGTTTAATTTCCTTTCCACGTTCTTTAAGAACATCGTTAATAGTCTTTAATCCTGCGTTTATCTCCGCTATATCCCGTTTACTCTGCTGGTCTTCGGACTCTTGCAACTCCGGTACATCCCAAAGGTCAAATACACCCCGCTCCCGTAATCCGAAACGTATAAAAAATTGACTTTCAAGAATATGCTCATACTGGCGCAATATTGGTATCAGCGTGTATTTCCAAAATGCGGAGTGCTGCTCCGCAGTATCCTTTCCCGACAGAGCCGTTGATTTATCGTTGATATTGGCAACACGGGGCGGTATCCCGTACTTTGCCAATATCGTGTAAAGATTCCACCGCTTTAACTCGAACAGTTTTATTACTTCAGGCGTAAATGACAGCGGCTCAAAGTTTGTACCCTTTCCCAAAACCGCTATTTTCCGTCCCGCTTTTATCTGCCCGTATTTACTTTCCCATCGGCGTTCAAGTTGGTCGGCTTCTTCCGGTCGTAATGATTGTTCAGTTTTGAGTATGCCTTGGGGGATTGCATTGTGCTTCAGTAATTGGCTGTTTGCCTTATTTGCATAATGGTCTTGTTCAAGTTCCATAGAAAGCGACACCAGCGGGTTAATTCCACGAAACGGATTATAGGGATTAAAGTCCTTAAAATGGATTATTTCATCAGACAGGATAGGAATAAGTTCAGAACCGCTATGATAGAACCAGCGGCGGGGTTTGGTAAATTCGCCGTCTAAACCGCCTCGGAATTCTCCCTCATGGCGCATTTTACGGGGATTAAGGATATATATTTCTTTGGGGATACCGCCGGAATAATCGGGACCAAACCACCAAAAAGCCTCGCCTTCAAGGTTCCACCATGCGGCGGTTTCTTTCCATAAGTCATATCGGTTTAGTGTGGGGTTAGGTCGTCTAAATAATTCATAAAGTTGCCCATGCGTTACATCTTCCCCCTCTCTTTTAATCGTAAAATCAGCCCGTGCGATATTACGAATGAGTATATTAACCGCTATATTCACCCACGCATGGAGTAAGTAATTGTCGCTTAAAGGCGGTTCCTCATATATATTACTAAATAAGTCATCATTAGTCAAGTGTTTTTTGGGCGTATTGGTACTTTTTTCAACAGAGTCTTTTTGTGGTTTATGGGTAAAACGGTTAAATATGCTCATGCCAGAATTACCCCTTGCTGAATATCTGAAAATATCGCATAACGCAAAGCGTCTAGGTAATGGTCGTTTACCTTGACAATCTGCCCCGCCTCGTCTCGGCAGTAATCCCAAATCTCTGACAATACTCCGGTGCATTTATCGCTTACAAAGAATTGTTTCCGTTCGATTTTGGCGTTGATATAATCAATGCCGCTTTCGACGCTGTTATTGGCTTTAATTCCTCCGGTAACTTCCTGAATACGTTCCCCACCCGCAGGGTCGCAATAAACCGGAAGCCCCATCGGACTGCCGTCCCCACCGTCAGGGGTATCAAACATTCCCCGTGCTGTCAGTTCGTCATTAAAAGATTGGGTGGTCATGTTATATGCGCCGTAGTCGTCAAGAACATATATCACATCACCCAGCCACGCTATTTTTACAAAAGTTATATTTAATCCGAAATCCTGTCCCGCCGCATACTTACTAAATAATTTTGCTTTTAATTGGTCTGCGCTGACAATCATCGTTTCATCAAACTTGTCGTATATAACCCCTTCCGCTTTTACCCATAAGCCATCACGAAAGCGGGCTTTTTGTTTTTCCGGCAAAGTGTCCAGAATGTCGGTAATGTAATCTTCCGGCAGATTGTCTATGTTATCCTGCGGGTTCAGTAACATTGATTGGTATAGTTCCGGTTTCTCCAACGGTTCACCCGTAAGAAAAGTCCGTTTCAAAACAAAAACCTTGTAAGCCCAATGCAAGGGACTGCCCGGATTACAGTCATAAAAGAATAAGTTACGGCAGCCCTTTACCCGCATAGCCAGGCGGGAATAAGCAGTTGTTACCGCAATATAGGAAAGTTGGCTTATTTCGTTGAAGTAAATCGTGCAATACTCATGTCCAAGTATTTTGTCCGCTTGCTCTCTATCCCCTAATCCCCCAATCCAAATTTCAGAACCGTTATACAGCGTAATCATATTTTCATGGACAAGATATGAATAACCATTTTTGCCAACCGTATAATCGAGCCACGGTATCAGGGTTTCCCGCAAAACCGATGAACGGGCATCTTTAGCACGATAACGGCATATCAAATGGCGGCTTCCGGCATAAAACAAAGCCCGATAAATAATCGCCATAACCAGCACCGTAGTCTTACCGGAACGGGAACCGCCAAACAGTAAAATATGTTTAGCCCCGCACTTTAACAAAGCAAGGGCTTTACTCTGAATTTTGGTCGGCTTAAAAACTACCGTAGTCCCCATATTCCCCTATCCCGTTTACAGCCCTTGAAATTCAGGGGAAAAATTAAACTCCCCCTGTTGTACTTCCGGTTTCCCCCCGTTAGTAACCAGCCCCGCCGCTTCCCGTTCCGCTTTAACCGCCACCTGCACCCACTCCGAAACCGCACTCTGCGACAAGTCGGCAGGGTTCATCACATCAAGTTTTTTACTCACCACATCAAGCATTTTTCCGGTTACTTCCCGCTGTTTTTCCCCCTGCGCCTCGATAGTTTTTCGTAATTCCGCTTGTTTTAATTTCTCAAGGTAGCGGTCATAATCTGCCGCCCGTTCCCGCCAGCGAAAGGCAGTAGACCAGTTCCGCCACACCTTGTATTTTTTGCTCTGTACAGTAACGTCTTGTTCAACCGTTTCAACCGCCTTACGGATATTCCGTTCAGCCCCCATATTCCGGTAAGCGCAAAAAGCCGCATAAGCCAGCGGCGACTCTCCGGCAATACGCTCCCAACTTTCAAAAGGAAGCACCTCCGCTTGAGCCTCTTGTATCGCCCTGTCAATGTCCGTCATATAATCTCCCCCGCAACAGTAAAAAAGGGGCGCAATGGAAACCCCGCCCGTACCGCATTGCTTGTTCAAATATCACGGCTCAAAATCGGTTTCGATAGTCGGAATTTGTGCAATTTTCAGAAAAGTGAAACGGCAAAAAAAAAGACCCCCAGCAAGCCGGAAGTCTCTTAATTCAAGGTGGTATAGTAATTATTCGTCTTGTCCAGGTACTCCAGCCTGTTCTCTGGTATGTTCCTGTGTGGAATAGGATACCTGAACAATCCGTCCATCGTGCATTTTTACGGTTATGGAAGCCGAGCCATACCGTACAGCGGCGGCGTTAGCCATAAGTTTAGTAATCATCGTCTTAGTATTGTCGTAGTTCATTTTTTCCCCTTTCGTTTTTCGGTATGGTCATCAATCCATTTATTAAGTTCATCACGCTTAAAGAAGACCCTCCGCCGCACATTAGTCCGTGGAATATCCAGTTGGTCAAAGGTATTTTGACAAACACCAATAAATGCCGCCGCTTCCTTTCGGGTTAAAATATCCGCCCTTTTTTCGTCAATTTGCATAATTACCCCCCGCCTTATCCGTTTTTAGCAACGGTTTAATCCCGCCGTTATGGACAAAAATAGCACCCACCCCAGCACCAAAAAAGTCGGTATTTGTGCAATTTTTCAAAAAAGAGAGCCATCAGATTATTATGATGTTGGCTTACACCCCAAAAAACGACATATAAAACGACACATAAAATGACAGTATTCAATGGGTTTCAATATGCTCAAATAAGTTAAAATGGGATAAAAAAAGAAAAATCCCTTGACTTTTTTATGTTTTTGGGTCTAAAATGGTCTTAATAGTACTAAATGGGGTTAGACGGGAATGCTTTTTCCAACTGTAAATCTGTTGGCTCAGCCTTCGAAGGTTCAAATCCTCCACTCCCCATA